CTCAATTTTTATACTGTTGATGATACTAGATCGCGTCTGGAACTCAGTCGTCAGATCGTTATACGACACATCCGTATCAGTCAGCGTCAGGTCTACCGGCTTACTGCCAACAACCCAAGAGTGATAGCGCAGATCACCTGAGCGGGTGTAGCCCAGACTGCCGGATACTGTCTTCATCAGCTCGGTAACGTACTCCCGCCCGCTCGCGTCTTCACGCTGCGTTACGTTGCTGTATAAACCGCCCGTGAGCTGTTTCAGGGCTTGACCATCTTCTCGGCCTAGCCGTTCATCACGTAGATCAGTCGCTCGAAACTCAATACCCATGCGCTGTCGGTCGTGTCGGGCGGTTTCAATCCAGCCGGTGAACAGCGGGATAATCTCGGACTCGATATCAGACGGGTCTGAGTGCGTTTCGATGCTGATCGACTTGCCGTGAAATGAGGGGATATTGACCGCCGCGCCCATCTCAACAAACATGAACACCGCAGCCGTGGCCGCCTGATCCTCGTTGAACGTCACGCGCACGGTATCGAGCGCCGTCATGGCGGTTACGTCTGCGCCGTTGATGATGACGTAGGCGGCTGGTGGCCTCACCTCAGACGGTGCCACGCCTGCACCGAGCACGCGCTGTTGCAGTGTAACCATCTGCCGCGCACGGTCAATCTGCTGCACCGACTGGCTCAGGGTTATCAGCGTGGCCGCTGGATCAATCAGGCGCACGGTCTGCGACAGTGCAACCGGCTGAGCCCCGGCGCTGATAATGCCGTACTGCCCTGCTATAACTGACGCGCCTGGTACTCGGGAGCCGATCGCCATGCTACGCCCCTGTTGCCACTATCACGGTTTCTGGCTTGGCAATTCCCAGCTCTACAGACGTACCCGCTGTAGTCACGGCATTGGTCACGCGGATATGGATCTCTTGCCGACCTGACACGCCGGACGTCAACGCCGTGCCAAGCGACAGCGCAGCACCAGCAACGGCGGTATCAAGCCCCGCTGCTGACGTCGCCAGCTTGATCTCAGTCGCCTCATGGCCGCTGCCAGTGTTGGTGTCGGTGATCGTCAGGTTGATATTGCCGCCTGCTGCCATTCTCATCTGATACGATCCGTTGTCCACAGGGTCCAGCTCTACATCGGCGTAATACAGCACCCGGTCCTGAGGGTTATCGCTAAAATCCGAGTTGTGGACGAACGACAGCGTACCGCCGAACAAGGTCGTGCAAGTCGCATCAGTGTAAAGTCTCCACGCCATTACTCATCCCCTCCGGCTGCTAGTTCATTGTGTAATTCTATCAGGTTTTGCTCTGTCATAGCTTGCCATTTACCTTGCGGACAGCGAGCACCCATGATGCGCGTCTTGGCATCCATGAAGCAGCCGCAATCAGGGCAGCGGCGCAGCTTTGTCAGGCCGCATTCTTCGCAAATGGCAATGCGGGCTTTCTGTACCAGGCTCTTAATCGGTTTCAGCTCATTCATACGGCAGTGCTCACTGATTGCAGGGTTGATGCCAGCTTGCTCAAAAACGCCGTGTCGCCGGTGACATCGCCGGAGGTTTCGCCGTTATCTGACTTTACAGTGATAGTGATAGACCCGATGGACTTGCCATCTCCGCTTGTTAGCTCTTGAGCGGCTTCTTTCATGCCCTCTTTTGATTTGTCGCCGAGACGGGACAGCATGGCCTCCATTTGTTCGCGCATCTTCTCTGTGTCGTAACCGCCAGCGGCTTCAGTTTGAGCGATAATAGTGCGCGCCGCACGCTCGAAAGACTCAGCTGCACTCGGACCTTGCTGACCCGTACCAGCGAGGGTTCGGAATCGGTTAATCAATATGTCAAATGCAGCGCTATCTTTTCCGCCAGCGGTTGTTTCGCGGACGGCGTCTGGGCGTCCGGATGAACCGGCTGTTGCAGCCTTCCCGCCGGTCAAACCCTTGCCAAAGTTGGTCAGCGCCTCGGTGTTTCGCTTGGTTTGCTCAGTGCCTTTTTTGGTTTCGTCAGCAAGGCTTTCCTCAGCCGAGCGGCTCTCATTAATCCGCTGGCGCAACTCTTCGATCTGCTGGCTGACAACGTCAGTCCATCCGCCTTGGCCTTGTAGCCGCTCAAGCTCAAGTATTTGACCGGCTACCTCTACGCCGCGTGATTCCATTGCCTTCTGTAGCGTCTGAATGCCGGTGTCGGCAAAGTTAATGCCGAACTTCTGCGCCCACACTGACGGAGTGAACGTATTCGCAAGACGCGTTGCAGCATCTATTACCGCAATAATGCCAAGCTCTACCTTTTTCCAGCCGATCTCCATGCCCTTCAGCGACTGGATAACTTGACCGATTCCACGTAAGCCAGCATCAACGAAATTGAGAACCCAATGACTCACAACCTTTGCTGCTTCAGATGCCCCTCCCATCTGCTTGATCCAGTCAACAACCTTGTCAATCATGAGCTGTAAAGCTGGCGCAACTGTCGCAGTAACGTGGTTTCGGATACCGTCAAATATCTGGGCGAGCTTTGATCGACTGTCGTTAAATGATTCAACTGCGGCGGCTTGTGATCGTGTAAGCGATAGGCCGAGTTCATCAAACTCTGAGCGCAAGGCCTCAAGGTTTGCGGCCATTGTATTAACAAGGCCCACACCTTCCGTATCGAATATCTGCATAGCGAGGCGCACTTTGTCGCCCTGATTACCGATATTCGCCATAGCACGAGCGATAGCCTGGAACTGCTGATCTGGCGACATCGCATTGAGCTGCGATGCGCTCAGGCCAAGCTCTTCAAGCGCATTCTTTGCCGCCCCCGTCCCTTGAGCCGCTTCAGCAACTCGGCGGGTCATTCGCTGCAAGCCTGTGTCAAGACTCTGCATAGACACGCCGGTCTGATCCGCAGCAAACCTCAGGAATTGCAATTCATTGACAGCGATACCCAGCTTGTCTGCATGTTTTGCAAGCTGGTCGATAGCAGTAGCCGAGCGAGTTATTGCAACCGATATACCCGCAAGCGATAACCCATAGGCCGCCAGCGCGCCCATAGCGGCCTTGACCACACCACCAAGCGCACCAAACACAGCTCGGACTCGGTCAGTCTGACGCTTGGCCGCATCTGCAAAGCGAGCAACAGACTGGCGAGCATCGGCCATGCCCCTCCTGAATGCATCCGTCTGGGCTTGCAGCCTCACGACAAGATTGCCGATGTTCGCCATGCTGTTATCCTCCAAAAAGCCGTGCGGCCTTCTCTGCGTCGCTCATTGTGCGCGACTTCTCAATTTGCCGTTCTATCTCTTGGCGTTGCCGCCACTTTTCATCCCGCGTCCGATCCAGTGCTGTCAGCTGTATGATGTCCCACTTTGTCGCCCGCTGCCTGAATTCGCTTGGAAGCATTTTGAGCTTTTCAGCAAGGGCCACCGACAGCAGTGCCACCGGATCGGCCATCAGTTTTTTGCTTCGGCCTCGATCTCTTCATCTGAGATGCCGTTGAGCTTGTTACCTTCGGCGGTGATGCGCATCAGCGTCTTGGCCGGAAGGTCTGCCAGCTCTTGGTAGTCGTCAAACATGCGAGCGCCGGTATCATCGGCAATCAGGTAGGCGGCATACAGCAGCGTGGCATCTTCGCCACTCATGCCGTCGGACTCTTGCGCAAACGCGTTAGACTCGCGCATTGACAGCAAACGCAAGCCGACTTCGCCGCCCAGCTCCTCAACATGGACGGAGCCGCCATTCGCATTGCGTGCCTTCAGAATCTGGTCTTTCGTCAATCGTGCCATGGTCGTTCCTTTAGGGTAAAAAGGGGCCTAAGCCCCAGACGTTACGGTGTGCGAGTGATCGCGCCGGTGATGCGGACAGACCATGTGCGAGTCAGGTCGGTATCAACACCGACTTCAATCGGCGATTCTGTCAGCAGGCCGTTGAAAGTGTGAACCTCGCCGTTGCTGAACGTCACGGTCCATTCGCGGGTCGGTGCTTCAGTGGCGGCTTCCTGCAACAACAGCTCGGCCTGACCAGCATCGGTTGGATCATAGAACGTGGTGATGGTGAACACGCCGTTGTCTTTGAGGCCATAGCCCCACTCTTTTGCAGTGGAAGCCAGCGTGGTGCGGTCGCGTTCTGTACGGGAACCTGGTGCAAACGTGCCAATGCTCTGTACCTGCCCGATGGTTTTTGCGGCATTAAGCGAATCGGCAACGGTGATGACCGTTCCCTGTGCGTCAATAAAAGCCATTTTTGAGAGTCCTCAAATTTGAGTTGAAAAGGTCTGTCAGACAAAACCATTATAACACAAACTTGATTTCCCAAAAATTTCGATTGTCAGCGCGTATGATGCACCCTGTACTCAATCGACACCGGAACCATAAGCCAAGACTCTTCCCGCATGGGCTGGCCTACACTGATTGAGCGGATGCGCAAGCCGGACAGATCACGATCAGCAGCGAAGTGGTCTGCAATGACATCAGCCTGCACCAGTGCTGCACTGGTTCCTTTATCCAGCGGTGCAAATACGCTCACTTGGTACACGCCCAAATGCTCCTCGCTGCCCTGAATGGTCTCCAGTGCGCTGTCAGCCGGTAGCAGATCAACTCTGATCCACGGGGTGCCTGTAGTGGGTATGAACGGCACATTTGGCCATGCCGTAGGCGGCAGCGAGGACAGTTGAGCCAATCGGCTGTTCAAGGTGTTCATGATGGTGGATGCGATGGTCATAGCTGGTTGTCCTTGGCTGCTTTGTTCAGTGCGCGTTCAAATTCTGACAGCGTGACTCGCACCATGCCGGACGGGGCCTGACCGGAGTAGCCGTTCTCGATGCGCTCTGCATAGGGTAGGTTGTTGTGGATCGCAATATAACCATGCTTCGAAGCGTTGAACCCATTCACCTTCGACTCTTCTGCACTGGCATTCGACTGGCTATACCGGCCAAGCGGCGTCTCGTCGGTGCGGCTCTTTTCGCCACCATCCACGCTGTTGATTGATATCTGCCAATTACCCTTCAGCCGCCCTGTGTCGACAGGTGTGCGCTTGACTATGCCGGTATAGAGCTGCATGGCGGTGCTGGCTATGGCATCGCTCATGCTGATCTCAGTGGTAGCAACCCACCTATCAAACGCCGCCATAAACTCGCTGGTGTTGATCTCGCTCATACCCTACCCTGAACGATATAGACCACATCAGCGCCGCTCATTCGCACCGGGTAAACATCCATAATGCGATAGACGACAGAATCCATCGTCACGGTATCGCCCACTTTCGGACGGGCGTCCAGCTTCGACAGCACCAGCTTAACGTCGCCTTGCTGGACGGTGTAACCGTCATCAGTGGTCGCGCTGCCCATCTCAAAGCTGTTGTACTGGTCCGGCGCAGCGTAGCCGGTCTGCACTGTAGTTGTGCCAGCGCCCACAGTGCCGGTAGCCGGATCAAACGCGCCTTCGGTGGTACTGGTCACGGTGCAAGGTTCGCCTAGCTTCTGGATCACCTTGCGCATATTGTCAGACATTGCCATCAGTGCAAAATCTCCACATAAAACAGCGGCACATAGGCTTCATCGCCGCTTGTCATGGTCAGGTGGTAGCAGAGCGTTTCGGCATCAAAGCCGGTAACAGTGGCTGATTCACCCCACTGGGGTACGTACACTTGTGCGCCTATGATGCCGGTCATGTTACGCCCTCGTGACGTTAAACGTAGCACCGCCCGCGCCACTAGCCAGAAACGGACGGAGCAGTGCATCCAATCGGCGGTTGATCGCCACGCTAGTGCCGCTATCGGTGTACTCAATCTCAACCGGCCCGGCCTTTTCGCGCTTGACACCGCTGGTCAGCGCACCAAGTGGATCGTTACCGGTATCAACGGCCAGAGCGGCCTCATATTCGGCATTTACAATCTGCGCCGGTACTGAATCGGATGCTAGCAAAAAGCCACCCAGATAGACACCCGTTCGCGGCCACCTAGCATCGGCTGATACGGCGCTGCCCTTGTAGCTCTGCGCTTCGATGTAGTCATGTGCCAGCATCAGAAGTGTAGATGGTGTGCCAGTCAGTGTAATGCCGCGCTCGGCAGCGTAGTCGGTTAGGCCTTGTGTCGTGCCGTAGGTCATGGCTGCTATTCCTATTTTAGATCAAATGAAAGCGGCGTTATCTTATAGATCATGCCTGTTCAGCTGCCGCCTTCTTACGCTTCTTCCTGAGCATCTGTAGATGATTCACCTGAAACGCCAGGCTCTGAGTCGGCGCGAACTGATTTTCGGCGGCCTCGTTTTGGTTTTTCTTCGGTGCTGTTGCCATTGGTATCACCTGCTTTCTGCTGGCGCTTGATGCGCATCATAGTCTCAAAATCTACGGGTTGGCCTACTTCAAGACCATCTCTGTTCAGTGCCATTATGTAGCCTCCTCGGTTTTAACCATTATACCACACCAATGATTCTTCGGAAACCCAATACAAAAAAGCCCCGCATAAGCGAGGCCTTTTGGTTCTGGTCTTTCGATCAGTTGGTGATAAGGAAGCTCATCGGCACCAGCTTACGATCCAGCACGCGGTCGAAGCTAGTAGCGGCTGCAAGCTCGGTGTTGGTGAAGGACTCACCAGCCGGAGTGCCGGTAGCCTGGAAGCCAAACGGGTGCAGAATCCAAGTATTGCGAACCCACAGGGTTTCAATGCCACCACCGTTGCCCTGAGCCGCTTCGCGCTCAACCTCAACCGGGGTTTCCGGTGCGCCCACGCCGTAGCCAAATGCACCAGAGCCAAAAATGACAGAGGTGTATTTGAAGCCGTCGGTTGTGCCAGCGGTAACGGTCATGCCGTCATCAACAATCACATGCAGACCCATGTAAGTCGGGATAGTCAGGCGACCCTGAGAATCCGGGATATACACGATGTCGTCATTCTTGACCATCTGCGCCATAATGGCCGAGTGGACAGCAATAGCACTCAGGTCGGTTGCGGCATCACCCATAGTGTAAACCGCCTCAGTGAACACATCGCGGTTGAACTTGGTGTCTGCGGTCTGAGATGCAACAGCCTCAGCGGCAACATCTACAGTCATATCGCCGGAGTCGTTCGCCACGTTGTCGGCGAGAATGCCGTTAGCAGACGCAACCAGGCGGCGCTGCCACTGACGGGAAAAGTAGCGGTCAACCTTGGCGCGGATAGCATCCATTGCAGTACCGCCCATAGCCAGCTCGGACGCCAGATCAGCAGCCTGCCAGCCCTGATTCACAAACGCCTTGCGGGCAATCTGCTCACCCTGAACGATCTTCTGCGGGGTGGCAGAGTTGGCCGGGTTATCGTCGGAGTAGTTGACCTCAACGGAACCATCCAGGTCATTCCAGAACGGCAGCTCTGCAATTTTGCCGGGGGAGTTAGCCAGAGTGTCAAGCATGCCGTTACGGGTAACGATACCAGACTCAAAAAACGCGGTTTTCTCAGGGCCATCTACCTGCGGCAGATCCTGAAATACTGTGACATCAATAATGTCGCTCAAACGGGTGGTAGCCATTTTTTATTACCTCAACGAGTGGATTTCAATTGCTCATAGCGAGCCGGATCAGACTTCCTGATCTCTGACAATTCAGCGGATGAATAATCCGCCCATTTTCCGGCCTGGCCGTTGCGGTTGCCTCCTTGAGCGCCACCACCGCTTGCCTGCGACCCGTCAACCAAGAACGGATAATCAGCAGACAGTTTCTCTTTCAGCTTGGCCGCGTCAACTTCAACGCCACCAACTTCAAACTTCACACCTTCATCGGTGTACTTTGCAAACTGCAGTGCTTCCTTTCGCAGCAGCTCGGCTCGCTTATTGTCACGGGTTAGCTCGGTGACAAGCGCATTGGCCGCGCCTTCCAGCTCCTTCTGCTGAATCTGTTGGCGAAACTTGCGGGCGTTTTCGCGCTCAGCCTCAAGCTCGCTCTGAGTCTTTTCGTACAGGCTCTTGAACTCGCCTTTTTCCCGCTGGCGTGCTTCTTCGGCTTCCTGCTGCGCCTTTTCCAGCTCGGTCAATCGCTCTTTGTCTTTGGCGTGAAGCCCAAGAAGTTCATCGCGCTTTGCCTTCAGCCCGGAAAGCTCTTCATCCAGCTTTGCCTGCAACTCTTCGGCTGTAAATGCTTCTACTTCTGTTCCATCTTCCAACTTAAACTTTGCCACGTTTGCACCTCATGCGTATGTGGTTTGACCCTAGGCCATTTGGGTGTAGTATACCATCCCTTGGTTTTTTGCACAATCCTATGCTAGTGCCATACCTTCGCGGGCTTTGAGCTGATCCAGATCCAGCAAGACGCCCCGATCATCGACAAACTTCTGTATATTCATGCCGCCCCTGAATAACTTCGCTCTCTCCAACCCCAGTACTTCGTCCTGAAACTCTTTAGGCTGGCGCTTGAGCCATGAGTTGTAAGTGGTCTGCGCTGATACGGGACCGTCCATGCTGGCGCGTTCGCCATCAATGCCTGGTATCTTGAACTCGTCTTTGACCTTCGGCACCCGTACGCACCGACAGTTGTAGCCGTTCGGCGTTTGCGGGCCTTGCCCAATCGGGAACACCTTTCCATCTAGGGCAGCATGCTCCGGACGGGTACGGCCATCAAGTGTAGCGGTGTACTCCTCACCTTGGATCACATCCGCATTAGCCTCATAAGTGCGCTGCCGTGCCACACTGCCGACATGGTTCACCGCCGTGCGGACCAGTGTTTCAGCCTGCCGCCGCGACCGCGTACCAACTAGACTGCTGACCTCCCGCGCCAGCTCCTGCACCGTGCGGCCTTCGATCACTCCGGCCTGAATCGCTGTCTTGATCTGCCTATCCATGCTACCGGCGAACTCGGTGATAAGCTGGTTCAACGTCAGGTTTTTGATCTGATTGCCGGACACCAGCCGCATCTGTGAGCGGGTAACAACCGCGGCAATCTGGTCAACGGACGGCAAAACAGTCTCCACAGAGACGGCGGTCTGCAAAGCCTTGGCGGCAAACTCAGCCTGGTATTGCGCCAGCTCGGTCAGGCTGTCGGCCAACTGGATCTCAAGCTGGCCGGTGATCTCGGTAATGATCCGGGACAAATCAGCCTGCAAGCCTGCAAGCCGCACCGCCTGAAACTCGGTCGGCGTCTGCATCATGCGAACCTCAAGACTGTTGCGCAGATTCGTCAGTATCGGCAGCAGCTCACGAATGACGCTGTTGCTGTAGCGCTGGATCAGGAGCTGCTCGCGAGTGAGTCGGTCGACCAGAAGTGCGTTGCTGCTCACAGCCCAGACGCCTCAACTTGCCCCATGATCTCCTCATCGGTCAGCGTGTCATCCACCACTCCTGTACGGCGCAGATACGACAGGATCACCTCGCGGCTGATGACGCCGATAGACTCAAGGCCCATCATCTGTGCCAGCATTTGCGGGTCTACTTGTGACTCGAAGAAGCTGGTGTTCATGCTCACGGCCACATCATCCGCATTAGCCCCGGCGAACTCACATACCCAGCGTAGGCATAGCTCAAGCGCCTCACCACAGTTGCGCACGATGGTCTCAAGCACTGACGTCTCAGCCGCCATGTTCGCCCGTACCGCTTCCGCCGTCTGGTTCGCACCGCCTTCAGTAATTAGCCGTGCTCCGATCATCAGCATCTGTCGTTCCTTGGCTGTCATCGCCTCAAACGCTGCGCTGTTGGCCTGAGCCTGCATCAGTGCAGCAGAGCCGCCGCCGTTAGTGACGATGCCACGACGTGCGCCCATCTGGATGCCGTTCGGGTTCTTCGCGTTCCATTCCTGGTCGGACATTGTGCCGGTGTCGATATGGATCATCGGCTGGCCGTGAACGTAGACACCTTCCTCGTAGTCGGCACTGTTGCGGTAATGGCTGATATTGACAGCCGCCAGGTCATACAGCGTAACCGGATCCACACTCGCATCATTGTTGACACTGCCTGGCACAACGAACGGGATCACATCCCAGCGGCTGCCGTCCGCCTTGCGTGGCTCCATAGTTTCGATCAGCGTACCGCCGTCATCGTACAGCTCTTGGACATACGCGCCGTCAACCAGGCGCAGGACGCGATACTGCACCTCGCTGGTGTAGTCGAAACCGTCTTCGGTCGTCTCGCTGATCTCCTGAAGGACTACCAGATCAAGCATGCCGCCGGACAGATGCCAGTTGATGATGCTCTCGGCAGCGTACTCGGTAATGATTGGGCGCAATCCTAGCGCGATAACGTCCTCTCTTGATAGTCCTTCCGGCGCAGCAGGGTAGTCCACTAGCAGGCCGTGACGCCCAACGCTGGCGACATTGGACACGACAGATCGCGCCAACTGGATCAGGCTGTTGTTGCTGTTGTCGGCATCCTCGCGGATATATTCGATGCCGCTCGGCAGCTCAATCTCCGGCTCCTTGCGGAAGGCTGCGCCCACCAGCGTGTTGAGTGTCCGGCCAACCACGTTCATGAACAGCGCCCGTTGCAGGTACGCCTGATAACGCGGGCTGTTGCGGTCGTTGTTGTCGGGGTCAGGAATAGGCAGGTAGGTCGGCCCTTTGGCCTTAACGGCGCTCTGGCCTGCAATGCAATCACGGACAGCCGCCCACAGTGGCGCGTGAGCGGAATAACTGGCGTGGACGGTTGAGACTGGCATTTTGGTATCCTGTTTGTTGATTACTGATATTATAACATTTCGCTATTAGTGGGGACAAAGAAAAGCCCTCGCGGGGAGGGTCGTGGCTATCTTATATGTGTCCAAGATGGCGCATCATGGCATCCATCATCCCCTTTCCGTACCAAAGGTCCGCATGAGACGCATTTGGCACCCCTGGAGGAATCATCTTATTTAGTCTATCGGCAGCCGCGCGCACCCCTTCAGCCTCAATGATTCTCTTGGCATCTGCGTATCCGTATTCGTACCGCTGTAGCCTGGTATCCATAAATCACCACCTCATGATCTGCGCCTGAGAATTGAGAGCGGCAACCTGTCAGGCGTAACAGGGGTTCGGGGATCAGCCTAGCCGCTCTAGCAGTATGCAATAAAAACCCCATAACCTGTCGACCAAGTGCTCCCAATCCGTCGGCGGGGAGGTATCATGCCCGTCAATTATACCACAAATCCAATATTGATGTCCATGACTGGTTTTCGTATGGGCATCTCATACGCTATCGGGTAGGTGCTGGCATCATTCTGGTGATCGTTGCCACTTGACTTATCAGGTTCGCCGTTCGTGTCGTATGTTTGCTGTTCAAAACAAGCGGCAACGTCTGGGCACCTTTCGTCATTGACAAACAATCTGCCCTTTTCAAATGCGGCATTCGTGGAGGATATCCTATCTTTTACCGGAGGGTTCTGCGGTTTAAACCGGCACTCAAAACCGAATTCCTGCCGCAAAATTGCGATGTCGGACTCTGCAGCCCCACCCATACGGGTTCTGTTTTTGCCGGAACTGTCTGGGTACACAATTATTTTGCTGCTCGGATATCTGTCCTTCAATACCTGAGCCACTGCGGGAGTATTATAACCATCTTTAATTTGATCCACCGCATGAAATGCTTTGTCACGCATAACATAAACAGTTGCAGCCATTTTGTCGATGTTAAAGTCCATGCCAACGAAGATTGGCTCACCGAACTTCACCACTTCCTTGCTCCTGTGTTTTGCGCGGTCATAACTGCGGTACACGGTCCCAGAAGTCAGGTTCACAAACTGACCTTCTAAGTAAGCACTTATTAACTGCTGAGGGTACGTCTCGATTAAAGAGGGTATATAATCGGGGGGCAAAAATTCCTCATTTTCGTAGGTACTTGCCTGCACCATTGAATAACTGGGGGTTGGGTCTTTCGCAAATTGATGATACACGAACTTGAATCCCTCAGGTGTTGTTGTAACACCGATCGAGTTCTCAACACCGGGGATCACCAAACGCATTCGAGCAATAATTTTGTTCCAAGCATCTTGCGCCTTCTGACGCTTCAGTACATCTATTTCGTCAACGAGCGCCCTGCTGATCTTGAAACCCACTATGGACGCGGGGTTGTCCATTGAGCGGCATATAATGGTACCATAATAAACGTTGCCGCGATAAATACCGACCTCCTTGTCTCCGGACTTAATCACTGTCCGGAAGCCCATCATTTCCGCAGCTTCGCTGAAGGTTGGATAGAAAATGTCGCGTATGGCCGGGTATGTTGGTCCGAAATATCCCTGCACCGTTCCTGGATGCTTACAGCAGAATATCAGAAGATCCAGGCACCCAATAAAGGTTTTCCCGGACCCAAAACCACCAACATACGCCCGGTATTTGGTGTTGAGTCCGTTAAGGAATACACTCTGTGGGTTACTTAGCCTCAGATCGGCCATTTGTCACCTTGACATCGCGAAGAGGCTCCCGCACTTCGAAACTGATCTCCAGCTTCTGTGCCTGCTCTTCATCCTCCTCTTTCCCTTTGGGGTTATCCAAACCTAGGATCTTTGCCTTCCCCATTGTTGCTGACACCATCGGTGATGGTTGCTCAATGCTTTTGGCCAATTGCCTGGCTTCTTCAAGCT